GATTATTCAATTAGACATATGGGTTATGATTTTGAATCATTACAGTCATTAATTAAGGAAATGGTTGCTAATTTAGATGTTACTGTTGAATCAATGAATAAAATGAAGAAGATTGAGTTAGATGAAAATCAACAAATTGAGTTAGCTAAAAAGTTACTTGAAGTTAGATTAGAGGGTACAGGAAATACCTATGATGCCCACCAACCTACATCTATAAATTATTCTCAAAGGAAAGAAGATAATGGAACCGATTTATGGAGCGTATTTAATAGACAACAAGAGAATATAATTGAAGGTAATTTTAAATATTTCAATGAAAAGAAATATTCTACAATGGTTCCTAATTTACATTTCGTAGGTAGACAAGCCAGACCAATTAAGAATTTTAAGCAAGATATGGATGTTAACAAGAAAATGTTTGCAGCAGCTTTAGAATTGGTATAATGAAACAGTGGATTAAAAATACTTTAAAAGAGATGAGGGAGGATTTACAAGAATTCCTCCCAAAATCCTTATTAGATGTAGTTGAACCTACAGATCTAATCAAAATGCATGAATATAAGTGCGGTAATGAGCTATTAAAGGCGAAGTACCGTATTAAAACTACCAATGAATATATTGATATGATGAATTGGTATGAGGCAAAATCAAAAATAAAAATGTTATGATAATAGAGAATAAAATTACAGGTAGAGATGTCTCCCACGAGTTTGGAGCTTTAATGGAAGGTATAATTACCAATGAAGAATTTGAGTTAATTACTATGACTTTAAATTAAAACAAAATTATGAAAAAAATAATACATAAGTATGGTCAATGGATTGGCAAGAATATGTCCCAATTAGAATGGATGGTTATCTTTTGGATAGGTATCCCATTATATTTAATTTCAGTTTCATTAGTAATGATATTAGTGGCACTTAAAGATTCAATGTGCTTTTAATATGAGTTTAATTTATATGCAATCTACTATTGATTATATACACTCTAAAGATCCTTATCTATTAGAAAAACTAGTTGAACTAGGTGAACCTGAGATTAGGGAGATTATAAAAGAAGATACTATAAAGTATTATAAATTTAAGTTATGAATAAACAAAAATTAGAAAGGTTATATTTAGAAGTGGGTCAAATTCAAGAATTGCTTGAAGATGGTTATATACATACTGCTAAAATAATGATTGAAGAATTAAGAATAAAATTACAAAATCAAGTTTACTAAAAAATAAAAATATGAATAATTCAGAATTAGAAGGTTTTTTAAAAAATGCCGCAAGTAATTTAGAAGAAACAGCTAAAGGGTTTGAAGGTATAAAAGATATGATGTATAATATGATGATGGGTACATTTAGCCAAGTCTTTGAAATGAAAGATGGTGAAGGAAATCCCGTTTATTTATCATTAAAAGAGAAGGAATTAAAAGATTTAATGGAGAGCATTGATGATTATATGGTTCCCTTATTTAAGGAAGATAATAAAAAAGAAGAGTTAAAGAAATGTAAAGAATATAAAAAACTTCTGCAAGAAAGGTTGGAGGAGCAAAAATAAAACATTACCTTCTAGATACGAGAAATTTGAAAAATTAAATATTTATAAAATGGGGGTTAAAGAAATCAATAAAAAAGGGGTAGGGAACACCACGTTATATACACTTCCACATTGTACTTATTGCCATACACTAAAACAAGCCCTCAGCAATTTAAAAATTTCATATAAGGAAATCGATGTTGATGAAAACGAGTACATGGGAGATTGGATTGAAAGAAATCTAAAAACAGAAAGCTACCCAGTAATACATTTTACTAAAAGGCCAGGAGAGGACATTTATATTCTCTCTCAAAGTAATTTGGATAAGCTAGGAAGCAATCGTATATTTAACACGATTGAGGAAGCACTAGAAATCCTCTTATCATACTATTATGAGATATAAAGATTTAGTACAAAGAAATTTAGAAACAATTGCTAACCAGCTTAATGTTGTAAAGAGCAACGCACAAAGAGGTGAGCAAAGACAAGTTAATCAAACTATTGATAATATAAAAGAAATTATTGATCAAACTCAAACTTATCTAAATAACGAAACACAACAATAAATGGTTTTAACAGCGGAGCAAATAAAAAGCAATTACGACGTTCTTTTGAATGGTATTGAAAAATATGTTGAAGGCGAACGTAAACAACAATTTCTAGATTTTTATAATAAACTAGATGAAAGAATTGCTTTACTACCTGCTTCTCATAAAAAAGCGTATCACAATTGTTTCCCGGGGGGTTATGTAGATCACGTTATACGTGTTATTACAGCTGCATTTAAGGTTCATAAGGTGTGGCAGGAAATGGGAACTAAAGATACCTACACAGAGGAGGAGCTATTTGTTTCCGCTTTAAACCATGATTTAGGTAAAATAGGTTCATTAGAACATGTTGCTGTTTTACCATCTAAAGATGAATGGAGAAAGAAAAATTTAGGTGAAATGTACACCTTTAATACTAATAATGAATACATGACTGTCCCAGATAGGGGCTTATTCTTATTACAACAAGCAGGAATTCAATTAACTACTAATGAATTCATCACAATTAAAACACACGATGGTTTATATGACCAGGCAAATGAACCTTATTTAAAAGGTTACATACCAGAAACTAAACCTCGTACTTCACTTCCTTTTATTATTCACCAGGCTGACCTTATGGCAGCTAGAATTGAATTTGAAAGAGAATGGCTAGATACTTTTGGTGATCAACCAAAACCAATAACCAAAACAACAAAACAAGACCGAGTTAATTCTAACTTGGGTAAAATAGGTTCTGATAATGATAATTTAATGAATTTAGTTAAAAATCTCTAATGACTACAACCACTATAATAATATTAATTAATGTTGGAATTTTAGTTACAGGAACTATTTCTTATATAATTTGGAATTTGCTAAAAAAGAATGAAAAGCAAGAAGATATAATTAGTACACAAAATACTTATATCCAAACCATATCTACTATAATGACAGAGTCAGATAAAAAAATTAAAGAAATAGATTCAAAACAAATTTTCCAATCCGATGATGAAATAGGATGGTTTTTTAATGGTATAAAGGAGATTCAAGGACTAATCAACGAGTACAACATTAATCACAAACCTTAAATGATTACACCATTAGACGATTCTCTTGAGGGAAAAATTCTATCTGTACCTCAAAAAGACGAAGGTCCTCAATATACCAAAAAAGGAACTTTAAGAAAAAGAAGACCAAAAACAAAAAATCAATACTTCACTGCTGATACTGAAGAGGCTATCATTGAATACGTTAATGAAACGGATCAAGATAAACGTAATGCTATATATAATGCACGTATAAAATATGGTTTCTTTAAATTAACAGAAAATATCATACATACTTTTAAGTTTTACTATACTGAAGTAGATACTATACCCGAATTACAACATGAAGTAATTACTTTTTTACTTGAAAAACTTCATTTATATAAACAAGATAAAGGTAAAGCATTTTCTTATTTTGGCACAATAGCAAAAAGATATTTAATACTTTATAATAACAATAATTATAAAAAATTAAAACAAAAAGCAGATGTAGATGCTATAGATCATGATAAATCCCTTAATACTAATTTAGTAAATTCATTTAATGAAAATCCTAACGATGATCCTGCTAGTGAGTTTATAGAATATATTATAAAATATTTTGATAAACATTTATTTATACTATTTCCTAAACCCGAAGATGCTAAAACAGCAGATGCTGTCATTTCACTTTTTAAAAGAAGAGAATATATAGAATTATTTAATAAAAAAGCAATATATATTTATATACGTGAAATGACTGATCAATCAACCCCACAAATTACTAAAGTTTTAAAGAAAATGAAAAAAACTTATATTAAATTACATGCCCAATTTGTAGAACATGGTTATGTATCTATGAGTTTATAATTCTTCTTTAAATCCATATTTATATCCAAAATACTATGGATTTTTCAAATGTAACTTTATTTGGAAAAAAGAAATTTTCCGATCTTTTAAAAGAGATACACACAAATCAAAAAGACAAAGAAGTTCAACTTCGTTCTTTAATAGAAGGCTTAAAACCATTAATTAACTCCCCAGGAGAAGCAACAATGATCGTACCTTTAATTAAAGAATATATGGAATTAGCTATTAAAAATGATGATGCCTTAATTAAAATGGCAGGTATTGTTCAACGTGCTATGAATAGCAAAATGGTTGATTCAGAAGAATTATTATCTGATGAAGATAAAGAAATGTTATTTAGTTCTTTACAAGAACTAGATAGTAAAGTTGAAATTAAGCAAATTGAACCAACACAAATAGAAGAAGCTACAAATGTCGGTTAATAGTCAAAATCCTACTATAAGTAATTCTTTCTTAGGTAACATAAATAATGTAGGTAATAACTTACCAGCTAATAATGTTTTCCCGGCTAGAGTGTTAGACATTAATCTTACTCCTTCCGTGAATTCAGATTCTTTATTTCAAAGAAGTAGAGGGTGGTTTGGTATAGGGTCTATAACATTTGAACCAATAGGAGATAGTTCTATAATACATAAAAACCCAAAAGGTAATATTGCGTTACCTTTAGATTCAAATTACAGAAAAACACCTTTAATTAATGAAATAGTAATAATAATAGCTGCTCCTGGAGAAGAAGGTTATTATGAAAATGATATAAATATTTCTAATTATTATTATATATCTACTATTAATGTGTGGAACAGTATAAATGCTAATCCATATCCTTCTCCATCTAATTTTCCTAAAGATAATCAAAAATCATATGAAGAAGTATCCCAAGGATTTCCTAATCAAAATAACCAAGATAATAGTGTAAAATTAGGTAATATTTTTAAAGAAAATGATGATATAAGAAATTTATACCCTCAAGAAGGAGATGTTATAGTGGAAGGAAGATTTGGTAACTCCATAAGATTTACCTCCACAAATAAACAATCAGATGATTTTAAAGATATTCAAAGCCCTTGGAGTAGAGAAGGAAATAATGGGTCTCCACTTACTATTATAAGAAATGGACAACGATCTACTAGTGGTTTTGATCAATTTTTACCTTTATATGAAGATATAGATAGAGATGATTCTTCAATTTATATGACTACAACTCAAAATATAGGTATTACCTTAGCTAGTACTAACTTAAATTCATTTGGGATTGATATAACCCCACAAGTAAAAACAACAGCTAGAATACAAAGAACACCTAAAGGAGAAAGTGGAAAATCAAATAACAATTCTGATAACATCAACATAACATTTGATTCAGTAAATGTAGAACCTAAGGGGGCTTCAAATTCTGTATCTCCTAATGATTTAGATGAATTATCAAACTTATCTTCAAATCCAACTGAATTTGAAAGAGA